CAGAACATGCGCAACAAGCACGCGATCACGCTCGAGCACCTGCGCATGGGCGCGCTCAAGGGCGTGATCCTCGACGCCGACGGCTCGGTGCTCTACAACCTTTACACCGAGTTCGACATCACGCCCAAGACCGTGAACTTCGCCCTCGGCACCGCTTCGACCGAGGTGCTGTTGAAGGTCCTCGAGGTGAAGCGCCACATCGAGGACAACCTCAAGGGCGAGTTCATGACGGGCATCCTGTGCCTGTGCTCGCAGGGCTTCTACGACGCCTTCACCACGCATGCGAAGGTGAAAGAGGCCTTCCAGTACTACCAGCGCAACCAGCAGCTCGGCAACGACTACCGCATGGGGTTCACCTTCGGCGGCGTGACGTTTGAGGAGTACCGAGGCCAGGCGACCGACGCCTCGGGAGCCGTGCGGAAGTTCATCGCCGATGACGAGGCGCACTTCTTCCCGCTCGGCACCGCCAACACCTTCCGGACGTTCTTCGCGCCGGCCGATTTCAACGAGACGGCGAACACCCTCGGCCTGCCGCTCTACGCCAAGCAGGAACCGCGGAAGTTTGGGCGCGGGACCGACCTGCACACCCAGCAGAATCCGCTGCCCATCTGCCTGCGGCCCGAGGTGCTGGTCAAGGGGACGAAGGCCTGACGATGAGCAGTTGGAAAGCGGCGGTGATCGGTCTGAACGTGGCCGTCGTCGACATTTTCGGCCGCGAGGTCGTGTACTTGCCGGAGGCGGGCGGCGCGACGACGGTCCGTGCGGTGTTTCAGGCGGTCCGGGAACCCGAAGATTCCTCGCCGGGCGTCTATGCGGTGCTGTTCGTGCGGATGGCGGAGCTGCCCGCGGCGCCCGTGCGCGGGGACGAGGTGGAGATCGAAGGCGTCCGCTACAAGGTCTTCGATATCGAAGCCGACGCCGAGGGCGCCGCCGTGCTCCGGCTGCGTAAGGCCGGCTGACTTCCGGAAAATCTTCCGGAAGTCGGACTTCCGCCACATCTGGCGGAGGTTTGCGACTTGTGCGCAATTGCGCACAAGTTCCTTGAGGTGATCGATGCCCAGCGTCCGTGTCTACCAGAAGAAGCAACTGCGGCTCGATCTGCTCAACTTCCGCCAGCGGCAGATGTATGAGCTGGGCGCGGCGGGCGTAGTGGCAGTGAAGGCGCGGCTTGCCGCGGCGCAGAGCCCGGAGGATTCCGCCGCCAAGCCGCTCACCAAGCGCTACGCGATCTGGAAGACGCGGAAAGGCAAGGGCAACCGCCGCAACCTGACCTTCTCGGGCGACCTGCTGCGCAACTTCCAGGTCCGCACGGTGAGCGAGAACCGCGCCAAGGCCAACGTCTCGACCCGAAAGGACCGGATCAAGGCCTGGGCCAACCAGAAGCGCGAAGCCTGGATGGTGTTTTCGCCGAAGAACAGGGCGGCCGTGCTCGAGGCTGCCCGGAAGATGCTCGACGCAATGAAGCCACGCCTACTTGTGGAACGCGCCCTGGGAGGAAAACAGCGATGATCAATCCGGCGGAACTGGTCGACAACCTGGTCGCCCTGCTGCGCGACATCCCGGAACTGGTCGCGGAGATGGAGGGCGACGCCGAGCGGATCTACGCCTACCACGATCAGTATCCGAAGCGCGCGAGTCTTGCGGCAGCAATCCACGACATGCCCGCTCCTGGGATTATGGCCGCCTGGCAGGGGACGCAGCCCTCGAGCTTCGGCGGCGTCGACGTCTGGCGGCACCAGGTCACGCTTTACGTGCGGGCGCGCGAGACCTTCGACGGCGACCAGCCCACAGCCTACTACCGGCTGTTCCGGCTGATCACCAAGGGAGTGCCGTCGGCGGCGGGTGTGCCGATGCTCAATGCTACGGTCCATCCGTCGTGCCACCCGATGGACCTGCCGCTCATCCAGCGGCAGACCGACGCCGAGGGGCTCGACTACTTCGAGGTGCCCCTCAGCTTCATGGAGATGGGAGATGACTGAGCAAGTGGTTCTGATCTCGCCTGACGGTGAGGTGCGGCACGTCGAGGCGCGGCCGGAGATTTTGGTCCCCTTGATGGTCCGTGGCTACCGGCAACTGACCGAACACGAAGATGAGGAGGTAACGCCTGATGTCCGTCGCGCGGATGCAGGAAATCCAGATCTGCTTCGGTAAGCAGAAGCAGGCTGACATCTCTACGCCCAACACCGGCGTGCAGATGTGGCAGTTGCGGAAGCTCAATGCCGCGCTCGCCAATCCGAAACTGAACACCGAAAACGACGCCGAGGAGTTCGGCAAGGGCCATGAGTTTCCGACGCAGTCGTTCCAGACCTCCTGGGACGTGAACGGCACGCTCGAGAAATATCTCGGCGCGGAGATTGGCGCGTGGGCAATGGCGTTCGGCCTTGGCAAGGTCGTGAAGTCGGGCACGACGCCGAACTTCACCTACACCTGCACGCCGCTGTTCCCGGCCTCGGGCGATGCTGCTGAGTTACCCTACTTCTCTTTCGTCGAGCAGATCCGCCCGGGCGCGGGCGTCGTGGTGGACCGGATGGCGGTGGGATGTGTGGTCGAAGGCTGGACCATCTCGATCGGCTCGGGGCCCGGCCGCGCCAACTCGAAGATCACGGTCGAGTTCGTGGGCTCGGGCAAGACCACGGAACCTTCGGGCATCACCATGCCTGTGGCGACTGTCGAGAAGCTCCTGCCGTCGGCTTCGCTCGCGCTCTCGATTAACGGCGTCAACTACGTCTCGAACAAGAACATCGTTTCGCTTGAAACGTCCTGGAAGAACAACGTCCGCCTGGACGGCGGCTTCTATCCAGGTTCGGGCTTCCAGACGCCGGGCGATGGCGCAAGCGGGGCGATCCGCGGCCGCCTCGAATTCGGAAACCGCCAGGGCGCGCTGCGCTTCGTAGCCCGCTTCGAGAATGGCTCGACCGAGTTAACCAAGCTCAAGAGCCAGACCACAGGAACGGCGGTCCTGGCGCTCACCTACGACGCGAACAACTCGCTCGAAATCACCTGGCACAAGGTCTCCTTCGCCTCGGCCGAGGTCGGTGAGACGGACGGCATCGTCACCGTGTCGGTCGAATGCCTGCCGATGTGGGACGAAACCAACGGGATCGTCTCGGCGGTGGCCAGATGCAACGTGGACGGGATCTGTCAGTAGGGAGGACTATCATGTTTGACGCAAAGCACCTTATCACCATCCACCTGCGCACGCCCGATGGCGTGAAGCAGGTCCGCGTGCGCTTCCCGACTGATGAGGAATGGATCGACCGCCAGAAGAAGCGCAAGGTCATCGTCAAGCAACTGGGGCGCGGGGTGTCCGAAACGACGATTCCCGACTCGGCGGAGGCCGATGCCGCGCTGCTTGCCAAGATCCGTGTGCCGGAGGAGAACGCTCCCGATGTGGATGCCTTTGAAGCCAGTCGCATCATCGAGCAGTTGAACCAGGCAGACGTCGACGACGTTGTCCAGGAGGGTGACGCCTTCCGAGTGACGCTGCGCGTCCTGGGCGGCACGGTGGCGCACATCCTGAAGATGCCCTCTGCCAAAGACGTCTTCGAATACCGCCGTGGCTTCGCGCGGGTGCTCGATCTGCCCTACAACCGCCAGGAACTGATTATCAACCTCGCCCCGGCGGGTGCGCTCTTCAAGAAGCTGCTCGAAACCTCCGAGGGCTACGCGGGGGATGTGCCGGTCATCCACCAGGCCGTCGCAGTGAAAGCCGCGATCGACGCGCTCGACGGTATGTTCCAAGAGTCCGGCGACCCAAACTGACGCCTGGGGAGTGGCCCGACAAGCCCTCCCTGCGCTTCCTCATTTACTGGGCGCTCCGCCGCGAAGAACTCTGCGATCCCGGTCTCTGCCCTGACGCTCCCGACGATGGCGGCCGCTGCGACCACTGCCCTCTCGACAGACTGGATGCCGCGCAATCTTCCGAGGCAGGTCTATTGCTGCGGCGCGCGCTCGACCTCCGGTCGGCGCTAAAGATGGGCGTACGGATCTCGCTTGACGAGATCCGGGCCGACGAGTTCGCCGCAATCCTTGCACTGGAAGCAGAGCAAACGAGGTACGAGCAGGAGAAACAGGCTGCGCCACCGGCTTGACGTCGGCTTTTACGCAGACCGCCGGACCGGGACGAAACGAATCTCGACCCGTTTGTCCAAGGCGGCCGCAATCCGGCGCAGTATCGCGAGCGAGTCAGCCGTTTCTGAAGTTTTGAAGCCGCGATGAGGTGAGGGCCGCACGGGGCGGGCACTCGGACGCAGTTTGCGCCCTTTGCGCCGGGCGCGTCTATTTTCGCATTCACGACATTTGTCTTGATTTCTGTTCTATATGTGGTATACTTACCATGAGATGTACGGCCCCTATGCTCAGCCCCGCGGGCCTCTCGCCGCCCGCCTCCGTCAACGCAAAGCCCAACTGCTCGCCCGCTTTCCCATCCCCGGCGATCTGTTGCCCGGTTCGCTGTCGGTCAGCAATCCCCGCTGCGGCAAACCGGGCTGCCATTGCGCCAAGCCCAACGATCCGGGCCACCCCACCTGGACCCTGACCTACATGGTCGAAGGCAAAAAACGCACCATGCACGTCGCCAAGGACTGGGTCGACGATGTTGAAGCCCGCGTCAAGGCGGGCCGCGAGTTCCTCGACGCCGTCCGCGAGATCCTGGCCGCCAACGCCCAGTTGCTGGATCTCGCGCGAAAACAGCGGCTGCTCAAGCCGTGAGTGCGGCGAGCCCTCGCAAGCTCTGGAAGTACGCCGCCGAGCGGTTGCGCCTGAAAGACCATTTGCTCGCGCCAGGCGACGGCCGCCCGCAGGGCGGCATCGCCGCGCGAGACCTGTACTGGTCGATGCTCGTCGGCCAGATCCTGCGCGTGGAGAGCTATCACGGAGTCGAGCACCTGGTGGCGGCAAGCCCGCATGGCGCGCTGCATGTCGGGGCCAGATTCAGCGACGATTCGCTGGCCTACTTCACCGAACGGCTCGATGCCAGCTGCACGCGCCTGGCCGCCGTGGAAGCCATCCGGCGCACCAAACGCAACAAGGCCTTCGACGGGACGGCGCACATCGGCTTGGCCATCGACGGCACCACGGGCGGACGCTGCCAGGCCGAGGGCTGCCCGTTGTGCCGGCCCTATCGCAATCAAGACAAAGAGATCGTCGGCTACCGCCATCATTGGGCGATGATCAGCGTCGTCGGCTGCGGCTTGTCGTTGCCCTTTGATGTCGAGCCCTACGGGCCGGGCGACAGCGAGTACGCCGCCGGCCAGCGCTTGCTCAAGCGCGCCGTCGCCAACCTCGGTCCACGTTTTGCCGACTATGTGGTCGTCGACGGCGGATTTGCCACCGCCCCGTTTCTGAATACCGCCACCCAAGCCGGCCTCAAGGTGGTCGCCCGGCTGAAGGGCAATCTCCCCGAACTGTTCGCCGCAGCCCAGAAACGCTTCCGCTCCCAGCCGCCCCACCACCGCTTCCGCGACGGCAAGGACCGCATCGAGATCTGGGACGCCGAAGACTTCGACCCTTGGGAGAGCCTGACGTGGGAGACGGTCCGCGTCATCCGCTATCGCCAGATCAAACCCGACGGCGAGACCGTCGAAGCCTACTGGCTCACCAACTTCAGCCGCCGCCGCGTCTCCAGCAAGAGCCTCTACTTCATGGCCAAAAGCCGTTGGGAAGTTGAGAATCAGGGCTTCAACGACGCCAAGAACCGCCACGGCATGGAGCATATCTGTCATCACCACGCCAACAGCCTGCTGCTGCAATGGCTCATCACCGCGTTGGCGCTCACCATCGAGCGCCTCTATCGGCTCCGCTATCTTCATCGCGGCAATCACCCGCCGCTTACCTCAATCCAATTCGCCCGCCTGCTGTGGATCAGCCTCGGCAAAGCGTGGCGGTCCGACACAAGCTGAGCCTCAGCCACGTCTACACCGCGCTCTTTCTCAACCCGCTTTCCACCGCCTGCCGATCAACAGGAAATCCAGTCCCTGAATATAGCTTCTTCCGTCAACACTCTCCCTGCCCCTCTCCGCTTCCCGTCAAATCGGGGCTTCGTCCGCCGCGGAAGGTAAAACTTCCGAAACGGCTGCGAGCGAGTGACCTTCATAGTCGGCGTCTTCGAGGCGTGATATCACCGATGCGGTGGTGCCGATCATCTTCGCCAATTGGGCTTGCGTCAGACCGGCCTTCTTCCGCAATTCGAAGATCATGCGGGCGACCGCGTCGTCGGCCCGGGCCTCTTCCAACACCTTGAGGCGCTCTGGCTGGCCCTTGAAGAACCGCCAGCGGAGGATCTCCACCGCGTCCGTCATGGACCTATTCCTTGGGGCCCTCGCCCTTGACGCCTTCTCAATCCTACTCGCCGCCATGTTTGTCGAGCTCGAAGCGAAACCAGCCTCACCGATGACGGCGAGAGGCTTCCTTTCTTCCGAGTCCTTCTGCAATCAAAGTGTTGACGAGCGTGTTGAGGCTCACGCCCTCCTGCTGCGCACGCGACACCAGGCGGGCATGCAGGGATCGGGGGACGCGTTGCCGCCACTGCCCGCTGGCCGAAGTGCCCTGGCTTGGCTTGGGAATCGGGTCGCCGAACTCCTGCATCGTCATCAGTGCGGCCGCGAGCGCATCCTGACCGTTGCGGATCGCTTCTTCCGGAGTCTCGCCATCGGAGATGACGCCAGGAAAGTCCGGGAACTCGACCAAATATCCGCCTCCCTCTTCCTTGGAAAGCGGGCGCACGAGAAACGGATACCGATCCAGAGGGAGTTTCTTCTTCATTGCTTGCCCTCCACTATGTCAACCAAGGCCACGAATCGCCGGATGTAAACCGGTTTGATCGGACGACCGCTGGGAACCGTGAGCAAACCCGCCGCGGGGTGGCGGAATACAACGTGGCTCGTACCGTGCTGACGATAGTCGATGGAAAATCTGTCCGCCACCACTTTCAGATCTTCGATCCGCCAGTCCCGCGGGTTGGTCCGCATGCGCTGAAGGATCTTGGCGACATTGCCCACAACTGAATGGTACCACGAGCGGTACCACTAAACAAGACCACTCGTCCTGATCATGGCCGATAACAGGCTCGAACTCGTTGTTGAAGTCGACACCAACCGGGCCAACGCGTCCATCAAGAGCGTCAACGCGAGCCTTTCCAGCATGGAGGCCTCGGCGGTGAAGACTGCCCGAGGCGCGGCGCAAGGAATCGATGGCATGACCGCCGCCATGGTGAAGGGCGCCACCGCAGGGAACCTGCTCGCTGACGCGATCAAGAGTGCGCTCGCCTGGGCCAAGGAGTTCACCTTCGGCTCGGTCATGATGGCCGCCGAGAATGCCAAAGCCGAGGGCTCGCTCAAGGCGCTGGCCAACGCCCACGGCGTGGGTGCGGCTGCGGCTGCGAGGCAGGTGGCGGCGATCGAAGAGATCGGCTTTGAATACACCGAAGCCGCGCACGCCGTGCAGCGGCTGATCGTGGCCGATCTGGAACTATCGAAGGCCCAAGGCCTGGCGAAACTCGCCAAAGACGCGGCGGCGGTCCAGAACATCGCCGCCGGCGAGGCCCTCGAATCCATCGTCATGGCCATCGAATCGGGCGCCTCGCGGGGGTTGCGCACCCTGGGGTTGTTCGTCGACTTCCAGAAGGAATCGCAGATCGCCGAGCTTCAACTCGGGCGCGCCCTGACCGAAACCGAGGAGAAGCAGCTCCGCTATAACGCGGTCATCCGCGAAGGCGCGAAGATCCAGGGCGCCCATGCGGCGGCTTCGCAGACGGTCGAGGGGCAACTGGGCGCGCTGCGGCGGGAGTTCAACAACCTGCGCGAAGACATCGGAGCCAAGTTCCAGGATGATTTCAAGGCGCTGATCGGCAACCTGCGCGGCTTGGTCGGCTGGCTCCGGGACAATACCGACCTGCTCAAGAAGTTCGGCGAGGTGGCGCTGTGGGTCTCGGGCATTCTTGCCACCTACGCATTGGCCGACAAGATCATGGCTCTGGCGAAGTCCATCGCCGCGCTCCAGCTCGCCAGCATCAACCCTTACGCCCTGCTCGCGGTGGGAGTCGTGGGCGCGGGCTTTGCCATCTACTCGCAGTGGAAGGACACCCAGGATCAGCTCCAGGCCCGTTTCGAGGAGATGCAACGCAGGGCGCTGCGCGAGGACCTGCTGAGCGGCAAGACCAGCGTGGACGCGCTGCGCCAGCAGGGCATGACCGATGATCAGATCCGTGGCTTACTTGGCGAAAAGCGCTGGCTGCCCGGCGAGTGGGAGCCGCCCACCTACGAGGGTCCTAGACTCCACATCAAGACAACTCAGGAGCCGGACCTCGAAGCACTGAAGCGGGCGGCAGAGATCCGAAAGCGCCAGTTGGAGGTGGAGCGAGAGAGCGCACGGGCGCTTGAAGAAGCGCGCCGGCGCGGGCTGACGGGATTCGCACGGGACGTGGCCGAGGTGCAGGAGCAGATCCACAAGTGGACCACGTTCGTGGACGAGCGCGGCGATGAGCAGCGGATCGCTCTCACCCGCAAGGCCTGGGAAAACGTCATCGGCGAGCTTCGCGAGCGCCTGGCCAACTGGCAAAAGGAGGTCCAGGAAACCAACCGTAAGAACCTCGCCGAGTATCTGGCCGCAGAAGAAGAAGCCGCGCGCCGCCGGATGGAGGTCGAGTCGCGTCTGTTCAGCCAGCGGCTTGCCTACAACGAGGAGATTGCGAAGCGAAACCTGGATCAGCTGGAGCAGATGCTCGGGATCGAAGAGCAACGCGCCGGGATCGCGCGCGAGGCCCAATTGCGGGCGCTCGACGCCACGAATGCGCAGACGCTCGAGCAGAAGGTCGCATTCGAACAGCGCAAGGCTGCGATTGAGATCGAGCACATCACCCGGGTTCATGAGATCCGCATGCGGCTGTTCGATCTGGAAACCTCTCGAATGGTCATTGAGGAAGAGGCGCAGCTCAAGCGGCTCGGCTACCGGGCCGACGAAATCCAGGCGCGGATGGCCGAACTCACCGCGCAGCGGGATGAGATCCGGCGGTTCCAGCGGGAGGCCACCGACGCCGCGATCCAGGGCGCGCGCGAGAATGCGGCGATCCGCCAGGCGCAGTTGGTGAGGGAACACAACCAGCGGATCTTCGATTCCTTCAAGCGGCAGGCCGAGGGTGTCTTCGACGCGCTGCTCACCAAGTCGCAGTCCATCTGGTCGGCCATCGGAAACTCACTGAAAACGGCTTTGCTGACCGCCATCAAGGACGTGGTCAGCTCGCGCGTCGCCGCAATGCTCATGCAGTTATTCACCGGCACGCGGGTGTCGCTGGCCGGTGGAGGTTCATCCGCCGGCGGTACGCTCGGCTGGATTGGCGGACTGCTCGGCGTCGGCGCAGCGCCGGTCTTCGGAGGAGGCAGTGGTGGCGGTCCCATTCCCGGCGGTGCGGCCGGAGGCTTGGGTACGCCTCCCTTCATTCCGTCCGGCAAGGGCGGCGGATGGGCTGGAGCACTCGGCGGATGGAAGGACTTCCTCGGCTTCGGCGGCGGCGTCCAGTACGCGCCCGGCAAAGCCGTGACCTGGGAAGCGGCGACCATGGGCCAGAAGCAATCGGCGCTTGGACGGTCCAATGCCGCCCTGCTGGGTGGCGCGACGCTGGCCCTGATGGGCCTCCAGCGCGGCGGCGTCTCCGGCCTCGCGATGACCACCGCCGGTGGCGCAATGATCGGCTTCAAGTATGGCGGTCCTCTCGGCGCGGCCATCGGCGCCGGTGTCGGCGCGGTCGCCGGGCTGGTGCGGCTGTTCGTCAAAGGCGCGCAAGAGAAGGCTCGCGAGAAGATCAAGGCCACCTACGGGGTCGACATCCGCGACAAGGGCGTGCTCAAGCAGATCGTCGACATCGCCAAGCAAGGTTTCGGCGGCAATCTGGAGGCGGCCATCGGCAGCCAGCAGATCCGCGATCTGGTTGAGTTGTACGCCCTGTCGACGGGTCAGAGCACTTCCGGACTCCCGGCCACCGCGCGCCCGGTGTCGTTGCTCCAGCACGGCCGGAGTCTCTTCCAGTCGAGTTCCGGCGGCCTGACGCTGGACCGTATCGGTGCCGGTGCGCCCTCGTCCGCGGCGGGACCCACGGTGATCAACATCACCGTGCCGGGTGCGAAGGAGTTCTTCGAGAAGGAAACGGTCCGCGTGGTGGTCGAGAATCCGCGAGCGGTGCAATCGGCGGCGATGACCGCGACCAAAGCCAGCGCTGGCCGCCGGGAGATGACCGGGCTGCAACTGAGTCCAGGGCTGATCCTGTCGTAGGACTCAAGCAGCGTTGCGTGGCAGGACTTCGCGCTCGATTCGGCTGGCCAGGGCATCCTCGGCAGCCGCCAGATCGTACTTTGCCTGAAGGTTGACCCACATTTGGGCCGAGGTGCCGAAGTAGCGAGCTAACCGCAGCGCCGTGTCGGCGGTGATGCCCCGCTCGCCCTTGAGGATGCCGCCGATCCGGTTCGCGGGCACGCGCAGCGCCGTGGCGAGGGCGTTCGCGGTCAGACCAGCTTCCTTTAGCAGGTCCTGGAGCACCTCACCGGGATGGATGGGTGGCAAGCGCTTCGGCTGTTTGGTTGCCATGTTGGAGCCTCCTTTCAGTGGTAATCGACAATTTCGACGTTGTAGGCGTCTCCGTCCCGCCATTCAAAGCAGATCCGGAACTGGTCGTTGATTCGGATGCTGTGCTGGCCTTTCCGGTCACCTTTGAGTGCTTCGAGCCGGAGGCCGGGCAGTTCGAGATCCCGGAGAGACGTGGCCGCGTCCAAGAGTTCCAATCGGATCCGGGCTGCCTTTTCGATGCTCTGAAACTTTCGACTGAACTTCCGATCCAGCAGCAACTGCACATCCTTCTGGCGGCAGGACCGGATCATACGAATACCATATTACGACGAGCGTACAACCAAGGCAACTCATGACCCGTCAGGAAATGATCGAGAAGATCGCGCGGGCGATCGCGGAGATGGAGGGTTTCTATGTGAACGCCGCGAAGCCGACCCTTGCGCAGCGGAACGCGAATCCGGGCAACATTCGGCAGTGGCGCGACGCGCGAGGCCGGCCATATCCTACCCATCGCGGGTACGTGGACTTCGTCGCTTGGGCGTCTGAGCGCTTCCCCGGTCTCTCGCGAGAAGAGATGAGTCGCCGTGCCCTTGAGGAAGGCTGGCGCATCCTGCGCGTGCTGGTCGGTCAGTACCTCGATGGGCGCTACACGCAGGGCAAGCCGCCGACCGCGGAGGAGATGTTCCGGGTGTACGCGCCCTCGGCCGACGGCAATCATCCGGCGAACTATGCGCGCTTCGTCGCCAGCAAGATCGGCGCGCGCCCGGACCAGAGACTCCTCGACCTGGTGACCGCCTGATGCCCGGCTCGATACAGAACGCGGAGCCGCTCACCGTGCTGCCAGCAAGCCTCTCGCGCGCCTTCGTCCACGAGCGTGAGTACCCGATGCTCGACAACGAGTACCGCAACGGCGAATCGCAGCGGTCCGTCCAGGCGACCAACAGCCGCAAGCGCTGGCGACTGGCTAAGCGGCTCACCCCGGCGCAACTCACGGCTCTCCGCGATTTCTACGACGCCCGCAAGGGCCCGACCGAGCCGTTCTACTTCTACGACCGCTATGAAACCAGCCCGAAGTTCTCACACGATCCGACCGGGCAGGCCGTTGCGGGCCGGTACACTGTTCGCTTCGCGGGCGAGTGGAGTCAGTCGGTCGGCCGGGGCCGCGCAGACGTGAATATTGAAGTGGTCGAGTTGGCCTGATCCGTCGAGATCACTTCGCTTTCTCTGACGGTTTGATGAATCGTTCCCAGTAATCGTAGAAGAAAGCGTCAAGGTCGAGAGTGCTGCGGGCGCCGGATTCAGCGAGAAACCGCTTCATCAAGGCGCAGAACTCCAAGTACTTCTGCGAACTCGAATACCCACGCGGCGTTTCGTACTCAAAGTGCTTAAGTGCCTTCTCGATTGGAGCGTTGAAGACGGTGAACTCTTGTGGCGCATGGACAGCCAGAACCTTGGATACAAAGTTTAGCCCAGCACCATCAACCTTGAGCCGCCCGGTTGAGTCGATTACTGCTGCCAACCGTTGGCTAATTGGCACCGAATCGTCGACTAGGAACCTAAGGGCACGGCGCAGCTTAACTCTCTGTCGCCAGACCCTGGGCTTGGTGACCTCGATGAGGTGCCCGAGTGCGAGTATCTTATAGAACTGCTCAAAGCCGTCACGGGTGAAGTCAAAATCCGGGTAATTGAGCGCCGCCTTGATCTCGCTGCCGATCTGTGCACGCTCGCTGCGGTATATTCGCTTGAATCTGTTCGATGAAAAGAACCGCCTGGCTTGCGCAACTGCTTGCCGCCATCTACGGAGCCCCGCTCTGTGGCGGTCGCCAATGTCTTCTTCAGCTTCCGCTTGAAGCTCCATGGCGGCCTTGTTGGCGTGCCTCGCCTTCTCGTACCTCGACCGATAGCGACGGATGTCGGGCTCATTCAAATCTTTCGAATGAGAATCGCTGTCGAACAAGCCGTCGAACCAGGCTGTGACATCCCGGACGTCTTGCGATGCGGCAGTGAAATAGCCACACTCTATGTTGTTGATCAACCCGCCAGCACTCAGGTTCCCAGAACCGATAACAGCAAACTCTCTTGCGGGGGTCGTGACGATGAGCACCTTCGGGTGGAAGGTTACTGCCTTGTCAGCGAAGAGGCGCGCACGAACGTGCCCTCGCTGCGAGAGCTTCCACCAGTCCATCAGGACTCTCGGTTCGGTCTGGCAGAACGCCAGCCCCGTGAGCAGTTTCACTGTTCCGCTGGTCTTTTCGACGGAACGGCGCAAGAGATTCCACCCGGACCAGTGAGCAAAAGCAGTAGCCAGGCGGATCTCGGTGGCTCTCATGAACTCGCGGTGGAGGTTAATTGAACCAGGTAGACCGACGACGAATGCATTACCCTTCCCGAGCAGTCCTCTGGATTGGCGCATCGTGGACATAGACTCACAGTACTTCGAAACCCTTATGTTTGTCAGTAATCTATGAGCGATCTGATTGGCAACATCGCCGTTCCGGAAATCGTGCCGTCGGGGGTGTTCCCGCTCACGCCGGACTGGCCGCTCGAAGTGCGCCGCGACCATGAAGTTGCCGTGCACCAGTTCGGCAGCGGCAACGCGAAGATCGAGCAACGCTTCCTCCTCGGCACCGGCACACGGCGCTTCACCATCCGCAAGCAGTGGCTCCGCGACACCGAGCGCATCGCCCTGCGCAACTTCTGGGAGCAGAAATACGGCTCCTACGGGGCATTCATCTACAACGCTCCAAACGATAGCGGCATCGGCACAACGCCCGTCATCTGCCGCTTCGCCAATGAGCCGCTCTCCTGGGAAATGGTCGCCGACTGGGCCTGCTCGCTGGGCGTGACGCTGATCGAGATCCCCCAGACCAGCGCCTCCTACACGCTCAATCAGACCGTCCACCGCTTCCCGCCTGCCGCGCTCCAGGTCGCACTGCTCTCGCAGGTCCAGGAGATCATCCCGCTCGTTCGCATCCAGCCGCTCGAAACCGGCTACCCCGCGATCTACGTCTCCGACCGCCGCTGTACCATCGGTGGCCAGCTTTACCAGGCGCGCCTGATCGAGTTCGACAGCATCTCGCAGTCCATCGGCAACGAGTCCGACGAGGCCCAGTTCACCTTCGGCAACGCCGACCGCGTGATGCGTGACCTCGCCAACGACGTCGAGCTCTTCCGGGCCGAGATCGCCTTCAGCCTTTTTCACGTTGGCGCCGGCGTCAAGCTCGATCTTTGGAAGGGCAACATCGTCAACTGGACCTGCGACGCCGGCCCGGAGTTCCGCGTCACCGCAGCCGATGGCCTCTACGAATTGAACCTGCCCTACCCGACGCGCAAGATCTCCCGCACCTGTTGGAAGCCTTTCAACTCGTCGACGTGCCCGTTCGCCTCCAATGGCGCTCTCGATCTGGTCAACTTTCCCGAAGCCGACCCCACGCGCTGCGACAAAGGCTTCGACACGCCCAACGGCTGCCGCGCCCACGGCATGAACGACTACTACGGCGGCATCATGGCCAAGCCGCAGGGCGTGCGCATCAAGGACAACTCGACGGGCGTCTGGGGATTCGGCCGCTCGACGCTCACCTCCGTCTCGCTGATCGCCGACTCGATCTACGATCAGGTCCTGCCCGAGATCTACACCGATTCGCCGATGCCCGTGAACTGCAAGATTGCCTCGGGCCGCGACGAGAGCGACTTCTACGCCGCAGTGGGAATCGTGGGTGAGGGGCCGCTGGGGGCCTACGGTACGGGCCACAAGCTCGACGGGCAATACCACCACGGCTATCCGGGTTCACTCGGGCTGATGACCAGTCTGGGGCCTGACCCGAACCCAACCACCTTCGGCATGGATACAGATGCTGGACCGGAGCGCGCGGCTGGCACGGCGTTCCTCATGATCCGGCGCTCGGACGCCAAGGGATTGCAGCTTTCGCGCCTGAGCGAGCACGCCATGGAGGCCGTCGTCGCCCAAGGACTGAGCGGCTGGGTGTGGACTTCGCCCGGCGTGCGTGTTTTCGGGCCGCCGCTGACCAACCCCATCTGGATCGCGGTCAACATGCTCCTGCGTGCCCGAGGCCTGCGTCTGGGCGCGGGCGCCACAACCGAGCAACTGGACTTCGCGGAGACTCTGTTTGACGTGGAGGCGGCGATCGCGGTGGCAGAGATCTGTGATCAGCAAGTCACGAAGCTGGTGGGCACAGGTACGGAGACGCAGTTCAAGTTCCGCGGCGTGCTTCAGGAAGAGAAGCCGCTGCGGGACTGGCTCCAGGAAGTCCTCATCAATTGCCTGGGCTACTACACCTTCTCGAACGGCAAGCTGAAACTCGGCGTCCGCGTGAACTCTTCAGCCGTCGAGGCCTTCACCGAAGGCAACATCCTGTTCCGCAGCCTTCAACTCGCTCCGCTCAAACCATCCTTCAACCACCTGACGGCCAACTTCGCCGACGAGGACTTCGAGTTCGTCGCCAACTCGATCTCGCTCTACGACATCGACCACGCCACGCTGATCGCGGGCGGCGCGGGTCCGCTGTTCCTGAAGTCGACGGTGAATCTCTCCGGCACGGCATCGAAGTCGCAAGCGGCGCGCATCATCACCGTGCGGCTGCGCGAGGAGTTGGGCGGCATTACCCCGGAGGAGTGGAAGCGGGCGCGACAGATCGGCTTCCGCACAACGGTCCTTGCACTCAACACCGAACCTGGCATGATCTGCTCGATGACCCATCCGGACATGCCGGGCGGGCAGGGCGAGTTCCGTGTGACCGGCTGGCGGCTCAACCGCGACTACTCGATCGACATCCAGGGCCGTACGACGACGGACTCGATGTACGATCTGGTCACTGGCCCGAAGCCCGCCGACGTCGTGCCCGAGCCCCCCGCCGAGGAAGTGCTCATCGACACAGGTGTCCCCGGCGTGCTGAACGGCATTCCCCGCTTGGGTGACTACGGCACGTTCGCGATCGACGACATGACGGTTGAACCCGACGCCTCGGGCAATGCCAACATCGTCGGTGCGCACGAGATCACGCTAGCGCTCTTCTACGTGGATGAACTCGCCACCGATCTCTGGGCGTCCCTCGACACCGCCATTGATGCCACAACCGACCCAGTCACGGTCGTCTGCACCGTCAATCCCGATACGCAACGGGTCTTCCGGGTGGGCGACTTCGTCGTCTTCAACGACGAGTCGGCCGATCCTGCGAACCCTGGCCGGCGATCCTATGAGTGCGCCCAGATCACCGGGCCGGGCGCGCCGGGCGACGTCGTGCCGAGCGGCGAGTTTCACCTCCAACGCGCCTACCCCGGCGTGCCCGAGGGCCAGGCGACCTTCGGCACCCTGCGCTGCGCCCATCTCGCCGGCATCCGCTTCTACAAGCTCGATCAGAAGACGTTCACCTTTAGCGTCCGCAAGGGCTTCTTCCGCACGCCGGACCTGCCCGCCAGAATCGAGGCGAAGCTGCCGAGCGCCTGCATCGTGGCGGCGCTGGCCGGCGTGGCCAACCACTTCGGCTACGGACCGTTCACGGTCTTCCCGCTCTCGCGCCACAACGAGCCCTACATGCCGGGCCTGCGGACCTGCAACGGCGGCGCCTACACCTTCCAGGTGCCCGGCCCGCTTACCGTGCAGGAGAACGTCGTCATCCCGATGAAGGTGCAGGACGCGGCCTCGATTCGTTGCGTCTACGCCTACCTCCAGCGGGGCACGACGGACGGCCAGTCGGCGTTTCTGGTGAAGATCAGTCGAGATGGCGGCACGACGTGGGAGCCGCTCGAGTACATGGGCATCGCGCAGGCACTGCCGGACGCCTACAAAACCACCTACGACTTCCTGGTGAACAACGAGGGCTTGGGGCTCCCCGCCACCCGCCGCCTGCCGTATGCCGACTACGGCCTAGTGCTGATCTCGGCGGTAACCGCCGGGCCCGACCCGCAGACCTTGCAGACGGCATCCTACGGCGCGAACCGGCTTGGCCTTGTGGCCGGCGGCTTCGTCTTTCTCGATCCCGGCGGCTCGAACGAAGAGTACGTCCGCGTGATCAGCGTCGATCCTGACAACCAGACCTTCGACGCCATCGTGACGAGGGACCACTCTGCCGGCGAGCGCATCCGGCCCACGATCTGGCCGACGCCGGTGCTCTACGAGGGCGACGATCTCGCCTTCGACATGTTGGCGGTAGCGTCACCGGATCCGGGATCGGATCTGACGGTGGTGATTCAGACGTAGCGGGATCTTCGGGACTCTAGCTCCGGCCGCTATAGCGCGCCGGGGGTTCCAAGGCTATCCGGCGGGCGCAGACGATGCCTTCTTCATCAGCGGTGTTCACGGCCCGAAAACCGATGCCCATCGCCACGCAGGCAGTTTACTTCGTAAGATCACGCCAGTAGACCGCAGGCGTGTAGCGCGGCCAGTACCGACCTTCGGCGTACGGGTCCGCAAAGAGGCCGGCCTCAATCAGCATCGCGTTGGCTCGCCCGAACACGTGGTGCCAAACCAGGTTGAAGACCTCGGTGAACGGGACTCCCGCCCGAACCGGAGCAATGCCAGCAAGCTCAGACTCGATCCTCTTGTAGTCGCTCGCCAGCCAAGAGGTGATGGACTCCCGGCCGATCTTCCGCAAGGTGGCGACCATCTGCCCGTCCTGCTTTGACAGAACGGGGAAGTTTACGGCGTGGCCCATCTCCGAGATCCTTACGAAACGGCGTTTAGCCAACTCCGCAAGCATCGGTTCGGCATCAGAAGGCGCAATCCCTGCAGCCCGGCCCAAGGCGGCAAGATTGGATGTGCCGTCACGCATCGCAAGCAACATGGTTCTCAAAGCAGCAGCTCGCGATTGCCCGGCGGACATGAGAAAGGCGTCGGGCGCGTGACCATCACTGAAGTAAACCGCGCCGGCATCACCCCGGACGTTCGAGTGACTCTGGCTGAAGGACCGATACGGCTCATTGAGGCGTTCCTCCGCCCAGGGGATATATCGCCCGTCGGGCCGTGCCACTCCCTTCTCGGAGCGATACCCTCCGGACTTGGTCAGGTTTAGGCCATCCCAGTCCAGAGAAAAGCAGCCGAGCACAACGAAGGCTACATCCTTCCGGTCCACGCCCGGGACGGAGTACCGTTCCAGCGCCGCCTCGATCTCGGTGCGGCGCGACAGCAACGAATCCGCGAGTCGGCGAGCGCTCGCTTCGGCCGCCGCCCGGACCTGACGGACATCTCTGGCTGGAAGAAGGGTAAAGGCAATCTGGTAACGATCCCCTTGACGACGCACCATACGGAGCAATTCGAGGTCGGTCAGGCTTGGGCCGGACTTGCCCAACAGGCCTTTGAGTTCGTCGGCGCCGATTGGCGCCTTCGCAGCCGCCAGCAAAGCCCGCTGGACCTCTATGCGTTCAATCACGTTCCAGCATGGACCGCCCTTGCACGAGACCGAATAGAAGACGCCAGAATAATCGAGGATTCGATCTTCCTGGGACCGGGCAACAGCAACGCCTAGCAACAGCAACACGAGGACATTCCTGGACGTAACTGCCAGATCTCGCGAATCCACGGCACCTGATTTTATCAACAATGCTGTCTGAACAGCTCCAACTCTTCGACCCACGCCGCACCATCCAGCTTCAGGGTTTCTCTGGCCGCGCGGCGACCACCACGCTGCACGACGCCACCGAGACCGGCTTCCAGATCTCCGGGATCTTCCAAGCGGCCGAGGACTTCGCCAACGTCCAACTCTTGTCGGCCTACGACTACTTCAATCACCTGCGCGTGAAGCCGCTGCCGGTGACGGATCTCTCCGGGCTGACGCTCCAGTACGACATGGAGATTCTGCCCATCAACGGCGAGGAGGGAAACGTCCGGCCCGACTGCGTGCGCTACGCCTCGGTCGGGTGGGACAAGCTCACGATCACCACCGGCGCGGGGGACATCTACGAAGTCCCATTGATGCACCATGCGGCGGTCGTCTCGGGCGACTATGCTCCGGGCAGCTTCGGATTCTCGCTCCACGACCGCGACGTGGACACGCTCGACGGACTGCTGGTCGGCCAGCCAACGCCCGCCCTCACCGACAAGGCCTACGTATACTTCATGGGCACCCGGTGGTCCTGCTCCTCGGCCGAGGCGGTTGCGTTCTGCAACCTCGAAACGCGGCTCCTCAACAACATCGGCGCACCCAACGTGCCTTCCTGCGAGCAAGCTATCTGGTGGCAGGACGATCCCAGTTTCTGGCACTACCTGCTGGTGAACAACGGGGGCGCGGGCATCCAGGAGGCTGGCGCGACCGACGCCGCCGACATCGCCTCCCGACTGGCCTGGATGGTGGGCATTTCGAGCTGGCTGGTGGACTGCTCCTCCTCGGGCAACGTCATCACGGTCTCGCTCGAACCCAGCGTGAATGGCCCGGTCGAGGTCTCAACCAACAGCGGCTCCGCGCCCGCCACGCTGAGCCGCTCGGTGCCCGGCATCTACACCGCGCAGGTCGCCTCCTCGGCCGAGATCCGTGTGGGCGACTACGTCGGCGTCGACATCGGCAGCGCCAACGACGAGGTCGTCAAGGTCTTGGCCGTTGGGCCGGGCACGTTCACGGCCTACTTCACCAAGCCACATTACGGGAAGGTCTACAACATCCAGTGCCGCGTGCTGCCACGGGCGCGGCACTTCGGTCGGGTGCTCAAGAATCGAATGGTGGACGCACCGGCGCCCGATTACGGCGAGCAACCGAGCAGCCTCGCCGCCGAGCAGTTCATCACGACGAACACCTCCTGCGAACTGAAATTACGGCTTACGGGGCAACTGGGCGCGTATGGGCGCGACGCCAACGGCATGCCCGTGCGCGTCTCGGTCGATGGCGGGAACCAGATCGTCCGCATCGAGAAGAACGACAACGCGTTCGGCGCGACATCACTCGCCACCGCCGCCGAAGGCGCGGGCAACGATCGCGACTACCGCTTCACGTTCCCCTTCGCCTCGCTCTCCGGCTACCTGAACGGAGACCGCAACGCCCTTGTGCCCGTTCCGGCCATCGACATCGTGAAGGTCCACCTTACCTTTGCGCCGCGCTTCGAGGACGTCGAGGCAGGCCTGCGCGAGGGTGGACGGATCAAGGAAGGTGTTGCAGCGTCGCCACCTGGAACCGAAGAGGAGTGGCGCCTCACAGACGCCGACCAGATGCTCGCTGGCCGCAAGTACTACGTCGGCACGCCGGATGTCGAAGAACGCGTCGCCTGTCTCGCCAACTTGGGCCTCGTGAAGCCCGATCCCGACGCCCCGGTCACCTGGTACTACCGCATGCTGGTGCGCCGCGGCGAGGACTCTTCAGTGCCGCAGCCCTGGCCACCAGGCACCCGTGTGCAGCGCATCTCCACGATCACCGGCACCCGCTCCGACATCGAGTGGCAGGTGCGGATCTCGAACATCACGGTCACCGGCGACCGGACGCTCAAGGTCGGCGGCGATGCGCCGCGCATCGAAGAATCCGATGGCCGCTGCCGGTTCGAGGGTTTCTGGGAGAACTACGCCTACGGCGCTGGCTGGCCCACGCAGTGGTGGTCGCTTGGCCACGCCAAACGCTGCGCGCCCACCGACGCCCAGGATCACCGGGCCGTCACAATCCGCTACTCCTACCCGCGCGAGCACGATCTCTACCTCGGCACCTGGCTCGGGCGAGATGCGGGCCGGATCGAAGTCACGATCGACGGCGGCGCGCCTGTCGTCCGCGATCTGTATCTCAACGACTACAACGGCCTCGCGGCGATGAAGAAACTCGCCGCCGCACTGCCAGGCGGGACGCACACGGTCGAGATCCGCGCGCTCTTTGACAAGCACCCGTCGAGCAACGGCTATTACTTCTACTTCGACTACCTCTGGCCCCTGGAACCGCAAGACCCTCCGGATCCTCCTCAGGTCTACCCTGACGTCTCCGCGGCAATCGACTTCGACACCGACCACGGCTACAAGAAGCCGCCCGCCTGGCACGTATGGCACTTGAAGCAGCTGGGTTTTCTCGGCCACGCCGACGTCTACATGGGCGTCTTCTGGAACAACAAGCGCCGCCGCATCGAGGCGACGTACCCGAACTGCACCGTGAGCGTCGGCGCCTGGCAGGTGGATCAGCCGCTGTGGATCAACCTGTCCGGCACTACGCTCTACTTCTCGCCCGGCGCGGGCCTCGCGACCGAGGACATCGCCGCGCACCTTCGCGCGATGATCAACGTCACCTTTCCAGGCGTCTGGTCGACCAGCGACGGCAGCTCGATCCACATCCGTTCCCGCGCGCCAAGCTACACCTTCACCATCTCGGCCAGTCCGCAATTGAGCATCTCGCAGGGCACACCGTCGCTCGATCAGCCGGGCGCCGAGGGCGACTGGGAGATGATCGACACCATCTCGCCCGTGATGACCCACGGCGCGCGGAACTGGATTCGCGACCTAGCCCGCGAGTTCAAACAGGCCGGCATCGACGCCAGCTTCGCCTTCTCGATGGAGTGCTACCTGCCGCCGATGGCTATGGTTGCGCGCTACTGGGACGGCGAGCCGGTCTTCCTGCCCATCCCGTCCCACCAGATGCACTTCGGCCCGCGCGTGCGGAACTACCTCAAGCAGATGTACAAGGAGTGCGCCGACGAGATCGCCGCCGCTGGGCTCCCCATCGTGCTCCAGTTCGGCGAAACGCAGTGGTGGTACTTCCCGAACGCCTCGGGCATGCCGTTCTACGACGACGACACGAAGGCGGCGTTCCAGGCTCGGTACGGCCGGCCTTTGCACCGGTTCCTGGCCAACACCGACTCGCCCAACGACGACATCGAGAGCGCCAACTTCCTGCGCGACCGCATCTGGGAGTACTGTGCCGAGGTCATCAGCTACGTCCGGCGGTTCCATCCATCTGCAGTGTTCGAGTGCCTCTGGCCGCTCGACGCCAATCAGGGCAAGCCCGCGCCGGACCCTGCCTTCCGCGCGCTCAACTTTCATGTCAACCTGCCCAACGAATGGAAGACCTCGGCCTATGGTGTGAAGTACTTCCGCGCGGAAGGCTTTGACTACGACGTCTGGCAGAAGAACGCGCGGCTCATGCGGCAGACGCTCGAGTTTCCGCTGAAACTCGGCCGCCCAGCGTCGGAGTGCATGTACCTGGCCGGAATCTACGGCCCGCCGGATCCGCCGATGCGGGAGGCCTACGGTATGTGGCAGAATCGTGGGCTCTATTCGTTCTGCTTCTGGGCATTCGATCAGCTCTGCCTGAACTCTCGGGCCCTGCCGCTGGAAGTGCCTGCGCAGTCCACGGCGACGCTTGTCTCCTATCGCCGCCCACGCGCGGCGCGCTCGCCCGAAGCGCCCGTCGCTTTGGCCTATGCGCCTGAGCCCAGCAGCCGTCTGAACACGTTCCGATTGAACGCGAGGAGGTTGAACGGATGAGCAACTACCCGAACGCGATCGACGACGCATCGAGCCTCTACTCGCCTGCGGATGCCTTCTCGGCGAAGCCGCTCGAAACGATCACCACGATGCCGGTTTACGCCGGTGACACGACGATCAGCGTCGAGTCCACCGGCGTGGGCTTTCCTGACGAGTACGGCATCCTCTCGATCGACGACGAATTGATCGTCTACACGGGCAAGACGGCCACGCAGTTCACGGGCTGCCAGCGCGGCGCGTTCGGGACTGTCGCGGCGCAGCACACCTCCGGCGCGACTGTGCGCGCCAACATGGTCTCGGCGTATCTGACGGCGCTTCAGGAAGCCGTCGTCGCAATCGAGCAGGAACTCGGGACGGCCTCCAGCCGGAACTACGTCCGCAAGGACGGCCCGGTGACGATGACCGGCGCGAAGACCTTCGTCGATGGCGCGGAGTTCGGCTCCGGCAACAACGCCGCCACTGGCCTTGTTCGCCTGCCCAACACCGGAGCGGTGAAGTGGCGCAAGGCCGACGGCTCCGGCGACCTGGGCCTCGCATTGAACTCGAGCGACCACCTCGTATCCGACGCCATCATCGACTTCGCGCCGGGGCAGACCTTCGGCGCGTTCTCCTACCCTGATGCCGGCTACGGCAACAAAGGCATCGTGCAGATCGACCCTTCCGGAGGCCTTACCGTCGAATCGGGCGTGCTCTCGATACCGCCGTCTGGCGTCACACCGGGAACGTATCCGAAGATCACTGTCGATGCCAAGGGCCGCGTGACCGCGGGCGCCAACCTTTCAGCCGGCGAACTGCCCGGCCACACGCACACCTCTGCCGACATCGTAAGCGGCGAGTTCCCGCACAAGGTCCAGAAGGACGGCACCGACGTCGGCACGCGCCGGGCCCTGAACCTCGTCCAGGGCACCCGCGTCTCGCTTGCCGCAGCCGACGATCCCGCCAATGACCGCGTTAGCGTGACCATCAGCGCCAGCCCGCCCGAAGCCGGCGAAATCACGAACGCCCTCGGCTACGTGCCTGCCAACCGCGCGGGCGAGCACTTCATTGGCTCCATCGACTGCGGCCCGCACCAGACCGTCGGCGGCCCGCTCGAGAACATGGCGAAGCATTCCGAGGATTTCGGGGCGGCCACCTGGGACAAGAACGGCGGCTCCTGCTCGGTCACCTCGAACGCCGTCATCGCCCCGGACGGCAACCAGACCGCAGACGTGATCACCGCCGTCACGACGACGCCCGTCATCCAGCAGCAGATCGCCGGCTTGGCCGACGGCGGAACGTACACCTTCTACATCTGGGCCCGCGTCCCCTCCGGCACCCGCAAAGTATCGATCGCCATCGTCGACAACCCCTACGTCGCCTACCTGGCCGGCCCGACGCAGATCACGCTGACGACCTCCTGGCAGCGCTTCAAGATCACCGGCACTCTCGCCAGCGGCCAGACCGGCCTATGGATCGTCGTGCGCCAGTACGCTGCCAACGGCGATGACTGGACTACAGGCGACATTCACCTCTGGGGCGCCTGCCTCCAGCAAGGCAACGACCCGCAGAAAGCCTACGCCCGCACCTGGGCATCCCAGACGCAGCACATCACCTCCGGGCTCGCCGCCGGCCCCATCGTCATCGCCGCGCCAGACAACGCCACGTCGCCCCTCAAGGTCCACGGCCCCGGCTCCAACCTCGCGGACAGCACCCTCCTGGAACTGACCGCCAACGGCGAACTCATCCTCGCCGGCGGCTCCGGCAACGGCTACCGCTTCGCCGACCTCGGCACCGCCAACAACCCCTCCGGCTGGGCGGGCGTGTTGAAAGTGAAAACGCCCGCCGGAGCCACCCTCGGTTACATCCTTCTCTACTCGAGTCCATGAGGATTGCGTCCGAGAACAGACGCCGGCCTGCATTTCTCCTCCGGCCATCGGCTCGGTGCGACGATGGCTTCAGCCGCTTAGCCAGACTACAATTCGGGGCAGTAGTACGACAGAAGAAGCGAGGTCAGTTGCTCGCCGCGTTTGGAAATTCGTTCGATGTCCTCGTCGCTCATCGCCGCGAAATCAGTGGGATAGCCGCAAACCGCCTCCCTCGAAATCAGGCCGGGCACGCTGAAAGGCAGGAGCCGGTCGTTCTGGCCCAGATACGGAAGGATGAAGCCCTTGATTTGGCCAGATGCAACATAGTGATGGAGTCGCTTCATGGCCGCGTCCTGGACCTTCTTGAAGATAACCTCGACGCTGCGGTTGATCCGCGAGTAGAAACCGTACGGGATATGCCTGTCGTCGAACTGTCCGTGCCCGGCATTGCAGCAGATGATGTACGGCGGAGCGAAGACATGCTCGCTGAAACGTTCGTCCCGCCCCGGTTCCATGCACGAGATCCCGAGGTTATCGAAGACGCCGCCATCGGTGATCACGACTCGGCGCTTCGTCTTCTCACCTTTTCGCTCAAAGTCGAATTCCTCATCAAAGGCCGGCAGCAACATCGGGAATGCGGCCGATGCCGCTACTGCGTGTGACAAGCGGGGATTGCCTTGACTCGTACCAACAGCGGAACCACCCACGCGCCCCTTTTGATAACGAAACGCATTACCGGTTCGCAGGTCGCAAGCATTGAAAACCACGGGCACATCTCCGCGTGTTGGATCGGACAACCGCAGAGGGCCGAGCGTACGTGACAGAGCTCGCTCCAAAGCATACGTCCGGCTCTTCCATCGGCGTAAGGGTGGTTCTGCACCCAGGCTGCGGGCGCCGAGCGCCGCGCCGCCGGCCACCACCGTCGTGACAAGAGTCTCGGCAGCAAGGTCCGAGAAGAGGAGTTCTCTGACGATCTGGCGCTGAAGCCCTTTTCGCAGCAGTTCGATGACCGTGGATTCGAATACTTCGAAGGGCTGGTTCAAGTACATGTACAGGGCAGCGATCACGCTACCACCAGAGACAGCTGAGACGACGTCCAACTGCTCCAGGACCCCTCGGTCATGGAGAGCCCGCAAGCAGCCGAGGTGGAAGGCAATTGCCCGAGAGCCACCTCCCGACAATGCGAGGCCTACGCCGTGCCGACTCGCCGGTTTTCGATTGACGATCGTGAACCGCGGCGCGAGTGTAGGCTCATACTCGCTTTGCAGAAAGTCAGACCGGGCAAACACGTACGCACCCACCTGGGGATCACCGTCGGTGAGACCTACAATGACAAGAAGGGTCTTTGTGGGCGAAAGACTGCTTTCAGTCAGAATCTGAGCAACCCCGAGCACGTCCCGCACGCTCGGCAGCGGCCGGCACATTGGGTGGGTGTGCCAAGTCCCCAGGCATGAAACGCTCCCTCTGAATATTCGCTTCCGCTCAGCGTAACCCGCCCCTGCTCCTTCCGTGCCGCATACGAAACCATCGGCTGATGCCCGGCTATCTGGCGGCGGTCCCGACGCCTCGGTGATCCACATGGTTTTCAGAAGGTCGTCGCGTCTACCGTAAAGGAGACCACCAGTTTCGACTTGCTCACCCAGCTGACGGCGGTTGCGTGAGATGGCCGATTGGATATCCAGCCACGCACCGCGCGAAACTCGGATCTGATAGCCCTTGTGGCAGTCCGCGCAGATGAAGTCCGGCTGCCAGGCGAACGAGACGCGGCCCAGTTCACCCAACTCTTGCGAAAGGCTAGCCGGTTGGACGATCAGATAACTCGCTGCCGATCCCGTGGGCCGAGCCAACTCGGCTGCCGCAAGGTTCAGCAGGGCACCGGACAGCGCGGCGACGTCCGCGCCAGAACCAACAAATGTTGGGTCAGAACACCCCGGTTCTGGCTGAAACAGGTCGGTACGGTCGTTTTCGGGATAGAACTCGTTAGCGTAAGCGGTCAGCCAAGGCCGTTTGCAGACTTCCAGCTTTGTTCGGAAATAGACATCCGCCGGCCCCCCTGTATGTGTGGAATGTGCGACCACGACAAGCCCCCGGTCCGCCAGTCGCGAAATGACCATCGATACCATCGCGGGCCTCGCTCCAGCCTCAGCTTGGCGAACGGCTTCCAAACGGCTCTGAACGATGGCAGAGGCAGTGCAATCGATGAGGAGGTCACAACCTTCGGCCCAGTCCCCCGCCTGTCTGAGGTTGGTCGAGAGATCCACGGCTGCCGCCACGACATCGAGATCAGGCCGCAGAGATTTCAGCCGATCGGCGAGCGCGTGCGCCTTTGAGCGTCCGATGTCGGCATCCGTGTAAAGTTGCCGAACAAGAATGCCTGGCTTCACGATCCCGTAGTCTTTGAGGACGAGACGTTTCACACCGGACTGGGCCAGGAACAGGGCGACGTGCGAGCCGAGGGCGCCGCAGCCAAGAAGTAGCACCTCTCGGTCGCGGAAGTAAGCGGCTGCACTTTCGTGGTCGCGCCGAACCGTTATCTCTGGCCGTGCTTCCAACACATGGCACCAATGAACCTTGGCCGTTAAAGCCCAGTTGGCTACCCGTTTGTAAGCTTCGTCAGCGAGTTGCATGACCAACTCGTTCTTGGTGAAACCCTTAAGAAGCGAAACGCTCAAGTCTTGCGCTTGGTCGGGCTCGATGTACCAGACCGCCAAGTGCTGCCGCAGTTGCCCGCCCCTGATGCCCCTCATCGGAGTGCCGATGACGGCATACAGAGGTGAATTCTCGTCGTTCATAAGTGCAGCAGTCTGAAGGCGGAAGACGAGTTCGCGCAGATCCGCGCCCCGATTCATGATCTGACCCAAGAGCTCAGCAAGTTGCGATGGGAATTCCCATGGCATCCACGCAGACAAGAGCAGCGCGGGCGCGAGTGCGAGATCGTCACGCTTCTCAGGCGCGACAGTCCAGTCAACAACTTCGACGCGTCTGCCGACGACCCGAACGTGCGCGTACCCCACCCAGGCGGAGCCGCCAATCTCTGGCGCATTGGCGCGTATGACCACCGGCGTCTTGGCAGTTCCGTCCGTGTAGGCGACTGGCGGGTGGAGTGGGCCGCCTTCGGGATCAAGCTGGTTCAGCGCAGCCCTGCGGAGCCAAAGATGGAGTCGTTCGATGAACCCGAACATCCCGTCATCCACACTCCACTCCGTCTGGGGAGCCTGATACAGACAGAGGTGACGTGACCACTGGACATGCGGCGCTCCGGCAAACCTCTTGTGTGGCACCCATACTTCCGGCTTCTGGTACGGGAACTCAGCAGGAACATAGACCTGGAACCGTTCTCGTTCGCGGAAAACCAGCCCGCCAGGTGCATGCGGGAGGTCGCCGCAGTGCAGAGAGATCTCAATCACCAACCGGCTTTCCGAGGGCGATAGCTCCCAAACGCCTTCGATGTCGATCGCATAATCGTCGCGCACGACGATCTCTTTGATCTGCTCCAGGGCGAGTCTCTGACCGTCCGTCATCTTCGTTGCAGAACCCTGTGGGCCATCGAATCGCTCAATCGCCGAAGCCGACCTGTGACCGAGGCGGTGCGTCGCCACCGCGGGCTTGCGTGACCGCGGCTCCCAGGCGCGAAGCGGCCTCGGCCTTCTTGGCACCGGAAGAACCGCGATACACAAATCCTTGTGCTGAGACCTCAAGACTGATCGGCTCCGGCGATGTGGAATTCGGGTGCTCTTGCGTACAGAGGAAATGTCCCGACTCGACGATTTCTTCGTAGCGTTTCCGGGCCTTGAGGTGCGGCGGGTTCTTGCCTTCCTTGTCGCTGAAGTCAGACTCTGAACTCGCAACGATGTAGGCGCCCGCACGGGCCGACTCTTCAAAATCGTCCATGATGTCGCTCTTGAAGATTTCGCCTTTGTCGGGATCGTCCTGCCAGTACATCGCGCTCTTTGAGCAGTGGTGGGGCGTAAGAAGGATGTCCCATTCCAGATACTGACGGCGGTTCTTCTCCTTGGTCTTGTCGAAGATGCGCCTGAGCGTCGGGTAGCAATGATCGCCGAGGAACAAGCCTTTACCCGTCTGCTTGTCCTTTGTGAGGGCAATGTGGAGAGCCAGGCTCGTGTCGTTCCGGTCGCCATCGGCGTGATCCTTAAACGGCGCGTGGATGAACGCTTCGAATACGCCGGTCAGGTCCACACCATCCAAGGCTGTGAGCCATGATCCAGGGTAGGAACGCCAGCGGTCTGGGAAGTTTTTGTAGTCTTCCTCCTTGAAAATGTCGTCGTGGCCGATCACGCGGACGCGGTCTCCGGATGCGACCACTCCGTGATTCTTGATCGTGATCTTCCGCCGCCGTTCAACCTCCGCTTTGAACGCTCTGGCATCGTCGCAAAGATCCTTCTTGTACTCGGTGAACACCCGCGGCGTGTGCCAGATCTCGCCAATCGTAACCCGCGAAAGCAACTCGGCGAAGCCCTGGATATGGTCCTTGTCGGGATGCGTCAAGACAAAGGCCGACAGATAGGGTCTCCGGTCACGCCGGGGCAACAGACGGACCAGTTCATCGACGATGGACGTGTGCGGGTCATCCTCGTCGTCACAGCATTCAAGCTCATGCAGGTCGAGTTGGATGATGATTCCCTTCCGATCAACAACGATCGTTGAACTGTCTCCGGTACCTACCGGCCAGAAAACAAAACCGCGTTCGGGTAACTCGAAAGCCAT